GCTTTGTCGTAATCAACCGTCTTGTAACCCGCCGCCAAACCCACGGCATGCGGATGCTTGCGTTCGACATCACCGGCCAAGAGACCGATCTGAGTCTTGTCCTCGCCCTTATAACGGTATTTGTAAATCTTCTGACCGTCGAACGTCATGCCGACCGGCTCGATGTCTTCCTTCAGACGTTCGTCGGAGAAGAAACCACCCGGCTGCTGAGCCGTCGTGGTCGAGCCAGAGAGAGCACCCGTACCTTCCGCGATGTTCGCCAGGAACTGCGCCGTCTGGAACGGATAAGATTGCTGCTGCAGGAACTGATTGTACAGGGCGGTGAGACCGGCCTGACCCGTCTGCTGTTCTGCCTGACCGGCTGCAAGCTGCGCCTGAGCGCCCTGGAGGGCAGCTGATTGCGCTTCTGTGCCAAGGCCAGCCAACTGCTGGGCTGCAGACAAACCCACTCCCTGCTGCTGCTCGGCGGTCTGTAGGGCAGTGTTATAGCCTTGGTTCAGAAGACCGGAGTAGATGTTGGCATTGGCGAGGTTCTGCTGCTGGGCAAGATTAGCCGCTGCAACACCAGATCTGTCACCGCCAAACGCACCGGACTGGATGGCATTGCCCAACTGACCGGCCATCGCCTGCTGATTGTTCTGATTCAACAAAGCAGATTCAGACCCGACGACACTCCCCAGGAAGGGAGACATATATTGACCAATCTGTTGCCCATTGATGGGCTGACCGGAGGCCATCGTCTGACCGGCGGCAACTTGATAGAACGGCTGCGCGGCACCGGCTGCAGTATTGGTATTGGCAATACCAGCCTGCTGCGTCGGCGTTAGAGGCGCGACAAAGGCATTCGGATTGTATGAGTATGGCTGGAATGGGGTGTTGGCGGCAGTCTGGGCTTGAGTGTTGACGGCATTGTACCGCGCCAGCACCTCTGGGGGGATACTGACTGTACTCGTACCGGTAGAAGTCTTGCCGCCGCCCATTCTAATGCTCCATCTTCACTTGACCAGTCGTTGCCCCGTACAAGAAGAATGCACCGGCAGGACGGCCAAATTCCCGTTCGTACATTCGGACTTTGGCTTCAGTACGATTGTTAGACAATACGCCAATCATCAAAGGAATGCCAAGTCCGTCAGCAATCTTCTTACTAAAGTCTGTAAGCAATCTTGCTCGTCCACCCTTTGCCTGACGGAAATCGGGGTGAGTGAATATTGCCTTTTCTTCAAGAACCAAATCCTGAGAATACCACATCTGTCCGACCCGTAGGAGAACCGCACCCTCAATTTGTTTCCCCGGTTCGCCAATAATGCCGACGATACCGTGGTCTTGACAGAGAGCTGGCCACATTTCCGTAGCCAGTTTTCCCATGTCGGGGTTTACGAACCCGTTTTCATCACAGGCCATCATAGCCAACTGCATCATTCCTTCCATATCCGCAGTAGTGCCAATGCGGACCTTCAATGCACTGTTCATAGATTTCTCCTAATCGCGTTTTGGACCCGGTAACTTCTTCATCGTATCGACAATTTTCTTCCGCATTCTGACAACAAACTGGTCAAGAACGCGATGCCCTTTTTCCAAATCTCCTCCGCCTGCCTGCATAACTTGGTGAGGGGATACCACATACTCGCCCCCAGCGGCCACGATAGGAACGCCGGAATCAACTTCGCCTCCGGTAGCCCGTCCTGGCAATGGTTCGCCATAAGGCGTCTCAGAGCCTCCGTAAGGCATACTTCCGCCGCCATATGGAGTGCCGCCAAAGACCCGGCGCATGTGCTTAAATCCGGCAATCGTATTGCCTTCGCCCATACCTGAAATGACATCGGCAGGAATGACATATGACCCACTGGGAACATGCATCGGCAGATGGTCAGTGCGACCGGCGACTGAACTGTGAATCGGGCCTACATGGAGATGAGGCTTTTTGGCGTGTCTCATATGGGGAGCATGCATTTTGGGAATATGACCGCCCTCTGCCCTGCTGATTTTCTTGGCTATACTCATCGCCGCCGCAACGCTCTGGTCATGCGGATGACCATGAGCCTCCATCTCCTCAATGTTATGAGATATGGTCTTTTGGCTGCTGCCTTTGGTCAATGGCATGACTATCCTCTTATGCGCTACCATTGAGGATGAGAATGCCCTCAACGCCTATGCCGACAGAAAAAGTTCCAGATGATGGGTTACCCGCCACTTGCCATTGAATATCAGTTTTTTGCAAATAAGCACGAGGGGCAACGCGAAGCGTTTGATAATTTGTAGTAAACGGCGCTTGAAGAACTGTCTGAACCAATCCAGTTGAAGAGAACGTCTGAACACGATAATTAGCATAGTTGCCAGCAGTGTTTCCGTTCAGACTTGAATATGCATTTGACCTTGTAAGATAAAATGTATAGCCGTTTGGCACAGTATAAACCATCATCTGGCTTTTCCCGTTTCCAGCGGTTATTTCTGCATATTGAATGGTTTTACCGGCATTGCCGAGATTGATGGTTCCCACAGCATTGACAGAGCCAGTCGTCTGAATAGCGTTGATTCTAAAATAACTGTTTACCGTCGTGACGCCAGTTGTGCCATTCGTCAGCACCAATGTCTCTGAAATTTGATTGTACGACGCATCAAGTCCCTGAATCAGGACAGATACATTGATATCGGACCCTGACGAAGACCAAAGCAGCATGGTGGTCGCTGAAACCGGATAGGTATATGCGGTCGTGTTTTCCCAAACGGGATAATACGTTGCGCCACTGCTCGCGGGAATGGCGGTCTGATATCCGTAGATATTCACAACCGATGCACCGGAAACCAATCCACGCGACACTTGTGTAAACCAAGGCGCGGTAAGAGTGCTTTCCGTAGACCCCGCAAACGACGGATAAGAGGTAATGGTCATACCGAATTTCCCCCAGCCATATTGAATGTCACGGTCGTCGCCGAGGCGGAAGCCTGGATGGAACCACCGGCTGGAATGATTAAGGCTCCCGACCAAAGCGTGGTCGTATTGGCTGGTATCGGGCAGTTATAGAATACGGCATTTGCTGCCGATGCTGTCCCACCCGATGGCACGATATAAATTGAAAATGTCGCGGCAGCACTAGCTGTATTGCAGATGTTTATCGTATTGATGTGCGAAGCAACGCCGGACGACGCGGAATATAGGGTCGAGACAGACGTCGTCGCTGCACCGCCAAACAGCCGCTGCGTGGCGATATTATTGTAAATCCCCTGCAGATACGTGACGATGGTATTGGTCGCAATGACGTTATTTTTGAACGTCGTCAAGATGTCCGATACGGACGAGCCACCCGGTTGATTGTTAGGAAAATTCATCAGTATTTCCCATCCGGCTGGGTGCGATAACGGATTAGACCGATACGCCAGAACGAGTTCAAGTCATTGCTCGATAGGGATATCGACACCAATCTACCCCTAAACCGAGGAGAAATGAATGATGTCGATGACGTTAGCGTATAGGGACCGAATGTCTGCGGCGTATCGGTCGGATAATCCGCGACCGAGAATGTGAGGTTGACCGTGGCATTCTGGGAGCCATTGAAGAAACCCCACTTCATGTCAGGCCAGACTTGGTCAACGAAATTCTTCAAGTCTCCATCTGCTATGGTGAAATAGCCGGTCGAGAAACTGCTGTTCATTGCCGAGGTATCGGCGTTGGTCAGCGTCACGCCACCCGACGATTCATGCTGATAGATGTAGAGCAAATTAGGATCAGCGCCTATGGGAGACCCCAGGACGGATTGGTCAAGCCATGCTGACCTAGCGAGGTTTCCGTAGTCCCACAGTCCAAGATTCACGTTGTATTTCACATACGCGGACACTTCACCGCCGCTGGTCGTCGTCGGATAAAACCACCCAATTTCGCCAAATTGCGAATTGGGAGCCACGCGAATTTTATCGAGATTGGACGTATCCAAATTCTGGAAAATAACATCCCATAAGGGACATGGAATAGGCTGTACACCACCAGAGCCAAGCGTATAGAATTGGGCCTGACCCATCCAGTAGGTGCCACCGGCAAGCGAAGCCACAGCTTTGCGTGATATCAATCCGCATCCGGTCCCCAGTTCATTGAATGAATAGACATAGGGTGGACCGATATACTGCATCGCCCACAGACCAATATCAGTGAATATCAGCCCCTGCTGACCGACTTGAATGCAACCGACAATCTTGGACCCTTTTGGGATACGATATGAGCCAGCCTGATTGATAATCTGCGCAACCCATACATTGTAATTGTTTACGTCGCACCAACGAACCAAAAGAGGGTCTGAAATACCGTTGAATGAACTGCCCCACGCAATAATCTGTCTCTGTGGCATAGCGACGAAGATGCCGTCATTGACCGCAGGACCATAGGGAAGAGCCGACGCGATAGGTGAACCGCCTTCAGAGTCCCACGCGTAAATAGGCGCAAAATATGGAACACCCACGGTATAGGTATAAATCGGGCAAGCTAGGAGGATTTCGCCCCAGTTATCCATTGTCCAATTGCTGGCCGTGATTGTGGTGCCGAGCAATGGAGATGTGGGAACGCCACCATATGTTCCAGAACCATATGCCCCACCACCATATGGTTCAGAGCCAATCGTTGCGCCTTGTCCAAAATTGTAGAGGAAATACGCGTTGCCGGAATTTATGTAAACCGACTGGGTCGAGGTCGCCGTGGTTGTGCCGGTAATCGTAAATGAGTTGACGTTTACCACTTGCTGCACCGGATAGTGCTGCTGCATCAGAATCCCACCCACCGTCGTCGCGATGAGGATGGGAAATGTGCTGCCGACCGAATACCCATGATTCGTGAGCGAGACAGTTACGAGAGACGAATTGGTGGTCGCATTCAGTTGCGGAACGGCTGCGGAGGATGATGTCGTCAGCGCGGGAAGCGGGTTCTGCAGCGTATCTTGAGCGACGATATAATACTGATTAGACCCCAATGACGGCGCATATCCTGGCGGATTACAGGGATATAGTCCAAACAAAATGATGCCGCCCACAGCCACTTGCACAGGGATGTAGACCGATGTGTACGATGTAACCGTACCGATGGACGCGTCAGTGATGATGACGACAGGGCTTCCGGCAGTGGTCGAGAACGACAAAGAAGGCGTCGTGACGGTCGTTTGAGGGGTGATTGTCTGCGATACACCATTGGTGATAGCAAGCAGCGCCGCTGTCCCTGCAGCGCCTTGTGTTCCTACGGCTAGGTGAGATACCCCTTGGGTGTCTTCCCATGCCCACAGCGCCCTCACAGCGGTCGCCATCTGGGTTCCGTAGAACTTAATCCAACCACCGAGTTTTTGAATCAAACCACCCTGTTTCTGGTCGTAAATAAACCGGATTAGATTGGTCGTTTGAATGCCACCCTCATTGAGGGTAGGGGTTTCATTCTGATCAGCGCCGGGGATTAACTTGAGGGAGGCATGAGGCATAATTACCTCGTCGGCGTGGCGATGACGGGCGGAGACATGGAACTCCAGCCAGATGCAGAGAATTTCTTCATTGCTTCCTGCACCCCCGCTCCCTTCAAAAGAGTTTGATACTGGGTCTCATAACTTTGCGCCATCGCAGGGTCATCGCTTTGACGACCGAAATTCCTCTGGAATGCACTGATGTAAATCATCGACGCCATAATCAAGAGGTCAGGCAAGTTCGTGCTGATGAACGTCGTATTGGTGTTAGCCGCAGCACTTGACGTCGAGTTAGCATAGAGCGTGTTGAGCCACTGTGTTCCCGTTATGGTTAAGCTATAAGACTGGTCGGGATATGGACCTACGATGATGTTATTGTAGGTGTTCCCATCGGTCGTGAGGTCACCGCCAATCATGGCAAAATACTGTGGCGCTCCCGTCGTGGCATTCGACCCATAGACGTTCTGAATGAATTCTTTGCTCGTCGGAACCAAAGGAGTTCCCGTTGAGGTAAACGAAATTGTCTGAACTGTGATGAAATCGTTGACACTCAATTGGAGCAGATTGTTCCCGCTGGTCAGCGAGTAAGATGTGTTGCTGGTCAGCGCCGGGAGCAAATCGAGGTCCCGCTGAATCCGCATCTCCGCATAGTTCAGCATCTGCGGAATGATGGCGTTAAACGCAGCATCCACCCCGGACACAATCCCGCCCGTCGTCTGCGTGTTTACGACTGCCATAGTGGCAATCTGAGTCACGTAGCCGTTATAGGTAAGCGGGGTTGTGCTGGGGTTTGACACTTATCAAGCCTCCAAGGAAGGTTCCGGCTCAGGCTCAATTTGCGGCTTGGCCTGTTCATGAATTTTTTTGATGAGGTCATTGGACATACGGAAAGGAAGTTCTCCAAGACCCTGAAGGATGATGTTCACTTCATTGATATCGAGGTTAAGTGTAATCGGCATAGGTTTCTCCTTTTGTCTAATTCAACATACAACACATGGTCATTACCATTCCACCACGATACATAGACCTTGACCGCCGACGCCTCCAGCGCCTGACGTTGTGGCCCCGGTAAGTGCTGCGCCACCGCCACCACCACCGCTGCCATAACCACCCGTCCCTCCAGTACCACCTGACCCAGTGGTCAATGTAGAACCGCCACCTGAACCGCCCGTTCCCCAGCCGATGTAACTATTGGACGTTCCATTGTTTCCATTCGTTCCAATTGCACCACCGCTTGGACCGTTAAAATAACCATTATATCCCCCCGCTCCACCAGCAGACGCCGTGGGTGTTGTCGAAACACCTCCGCCTGACGCCCCGCCGCCAGCATAAAGCCCAAATCCACCAAGATTTCCCACAGCGCCAGCATTTGAAGTTCCGGCACCGCCGCCTGAACCAGCGTTATTGCCGTTTCCAGAACCACCCGCAACGCCAACTATTCCAGCGGGAGACCCAGCATTACCAACAGTTCCAAGATTAGACGCAGTAGCGGCAAAGTACCATCCACCCGCTCCACCACCCGCGCTATTGGTTGATGCGGACCCCCCTCCGCCACCACCACCATATTGACCTGTCAGGTAAGAGCCAAAAGTTGTCGCCGTTCCATTGCCGCCATTACCTCCAGCGCCCGCTGTGGTGGTGGCAGAACCGGCAGAGCCTCCAGAACCGATGGTAACGGTTACAGGAGAAGAAATATCAAGTCCGACGCGGAATCGAGCGTTAACACGCGCTCCCGCTCCGCCGCCGCCACCGCCCGAAACTGCAGTACCTGATGCAGCCATGCCACCGCCGCCGCCACCACCACCGCCACCAATGCAGATAACGTCTACAATGGTGCTTTTGGATGACGGAATATATGTGCTTGTGCCGACTGTGCTAAAAATAGTGACAATCTGGCCGGGGTCAATTTGCGCCCATTGTGTAGTCGAGGATGCTTCAAATGTTGCGGTCTGGTTTATACCAAGAACAAACCCGGCATTGGTCGCCAGAGCGCCGGAGGGGATATAAATAGCGCCGCCCGTTGCGGGGTAGACATATATCGGGTTGGCACCCTTGTTCGTGATGACCATAGACCGGCCTACGGTGGCCGCAGGCAAGATTACGCCATTATAGTTGGGGACAGTGCCGGAAGCTGTCGTGATGACGTTGTAGTCGCTGGTAATCGCCGTCGCGGTGCCTTGAGCCGTACCGGCTGCAGTTACCGACGCATTGACAGACACGGTTGAACCAGACAGAGCAGGCGTCACCAAAGTTGGAGATGTCGCTAAAACAGCATTCCCTGACCCAGTCGTGGCAAGATTTCCTACGATGCCCGAATTGTTATAAAGAACATATCCGTTTGTGCCGCCCGTGATGGTGCTGGTGCCGATAGTCAGACTTCCACTTGAGGCAATCGTGATACTCCCTGCAGCATTCGTGATGGTGATGTTGGACCCGGCAGTCAGGGTTCCCAACGTATATCCCGCACCGTTACCAATTAGGATTTGCCCATTGGATGGAACAGCCGTTACACCCGTTCCGCCACCCAGAACGCTGACATAGCCAACCGTTCCACTGCTCAAAAGGCTGAGAAGTTGGCTTGTCGTGGCGCGAACAGACGTTCCACTCTGGTCTAGCCACATCAATTCTGTGCCGGACAAGGCAACAGCGGCAGGCAGATTGGATATGGTTGTGTTTGCCATCGACTATCTCACCTACCAATCGGAATCTGGGTATATCCATATGGGATACCCACCAATGCCGTAGCCACCAATGAAGTTGGAGTTAAGAGCGAACCCGCAGGGATAGAGTCAAAAACTTGATAGGTGAATGCGGTCGCCGTGGTCACGGTAATGCTGAATATACCACAGGCCAAGTTATTTTTCAGTCCTTCAAACGAGACCTGAGCATTGGTTGACAGCCCGTGAGCCTGAGAGCATGTCACCGTCAAAATAGGGGTTCCATTGGAGACGATGGACATGACCGGAATAGCCACTCCATACTGGACTCCATCAAATAAAGGCATCACGGCACCGGGTTGCAACGCATCCGGCGGACCAATGGGCTGAGAGGTCACATTCAGCCCAGAATCGGTTACGAAAGTAGTCGTGGACGGGATGGGAATGCCGGTCGTTGGGTCATAGACTGTGGGCGCGGCGACGGTTAAGTAGTCCGTAGACGCGGACACAAAGTCCTCGACGCGGGCATTGATGATGGGCTGCGGGTCAGGAGGAAGAATGATTGCCCTCAACTGGTCCTGGGGCTTATCCAAGCAATGACGGCATACCAAAATCTTGAGATTCATCAGCGCGCGACCACGATAATCAAACTGCCATTGAAGGTCGGTGAAGTTAACCCTGCAGCCGCATCGGTCGCATACGGCGTGAGCAGCCGGAGCGTTAGGATTTGTTCTTGCTCTACCTGATTTTGATGCATATCCCATAATCAGACCCTAAAATAAGAGCCGATTTGCGGGGAGATGTACCAGTTTGAGTTTTCGACGTTCTGCTCGGTGGCAATCGTGTAGGATTCGTCTGCCAAGAGTTTCAAGCCAGAAGCTTTATCAGGTGCCCATATCATGGCAAGACGCTGCGCCAGACCCAGAGCGTAAGCCTCAAGGAAATAGAACGGTACCTCGACGTTTGCGCCACCGGCAAAGTTGGAATCTTGAATCTGACGCACCCGGTAATAGTTCAGACTGGTTTCGCTACCATCGGGAACGGGCCACAGGGTCACCGTGGGAGACAAGAGCCGGTCGAACCAATAGGTCGTCGGGAACCCTTGCGAATTGGGGTTTGAGTACGAAGCGTATTCAGTCCTGCTGATGGGACTGATGTACCGATTGGTCGAGGTCGAGCCAGTGGTCACCGTGATGTAGGTGTCCAGCATGGCAATCGTGGTCGAGGGGACGGTATATGTCGCTTGCCCTTGAACAAGGGGAACCGTCTGGAGGTCAACGGCCCAGAGATTTACTCCCTGAGCCGACCAACGCGAGTTCAAGAGGTTTGCCGCCATTTTGGCGGATTCCATATGTTCCTGCAGAATCGCCGTGTTGCGAATGCCGCACAGGTTGAACGCATAGAGCGTGATTTCACCTAGCGACGGAGCGAACAAATATGTGCCGCTGGTGGTCACGGGCCTACTCCATCTTAGACGTAATCAACTTGAGCAGTATAACCAGTCGGAGCCGTGGTGTCGCTATCGGCATATGCGCCAGTGACGTTGAAACTAATGGC